TCTCTTCTGAGTTTAGTGTAGAGATTATTCTTTTGGCTAAGGTTTCTCCGATACCTTCAATCGCTTGTAGTTCAAATGCTGAACATTCACCGATTTCCATAATTGAGCCGTATTGTTTTATTAGTAATTTTGCTTTTTTAATTGACACGCCTTTGACGCTACTTAGTAAATCTAATCTTAAATCATCTGTTGTTATTCTTTTAAATACTTGTGGTTCTATTGTTTCCCTTGTCAATGGTTTCATTTTACATATTGCTGTTATAATTAACGCCGCTTCTTCTTCCGACTGAACCCAGAAAGGTTTTATGTCGGTATCTAAAGTTATGCGCCCTATCGCTCCTAAGAACTTATTATTTAACATAATGCTTCTTGTTCCGATAGGCATTTTAGATGGTGCATTTTCAATTACATTCATAATTGCTTCTTGCATATCCCCGTGAATGATGACTACATTTGTTTTGTAATGCCTATCCATATTATCTAATTGTGTCCACATTCTTTTAGATAACACTGAACCCAAAAAGTCTGTTGCTGATTTTGCTTCAAAACAAACATCATCGAACACATAGTCGCCTATCTCAATCCAACGCTGTTCATATTTGATACTTAAAGCCTTTGCCTTCTGCATTACGAGTTTAGCCAGTTTAGACTTCTCTCTTGAATCAATTACTAACATTATGATACCTCCAACACTTTCCTACACAATACCCTTCACTTATTAGTTTATCACAATGAGGTGTATTGTAGTTATTGAACACTGTGAATCTTGCGTGTTTCTTTGTTTCTAATTTATCCCAGTCTAGCCATACTGAATCGGATTCATCGAATACCCGTTCTAATTCTTCGACTACTAAATCAAGAACTTTCATTTTTTCAGTGCTATTATTTAAATCACGGTAGCCTGAAATCAAATCTCTATACCAAGATACTAGGTATGCTCTTGACATATGCGATGGATTCTCCGTCATTACCGCATTATGCAAACAAGGTAACATTGGGAGTTTTCCTACTGTTTTTGGTACGGAAACCTCACCGCCAATCGCTTCAATGGGGGGTGCATCGGGAAAGACTACCCCCACTTTGCCGCCCTTTTTGAAGGGTATATGGCGAGGTCTTGAGGCTAATGTTAGTAATTCTTTTAGGCTTTTAGAAAGGTCACTTTCCATCAAAGGTATGCAATAATAAGGAATGCCGTTGCTATCAGCAGAAGACATATTTACCGTATTAGGGACTCTTCTCAATCTAGTGGTTTGTCCTACCCTTTCATCTAGTGAATTGTTCACCCCGACCTTAGAAACTAAATACTGTTTTATTTCTCTAAAAAAGGTTTGAACATTTCTCATAGTTGGGGTTCTTTCACCGAACAAAAACAAATGGAATCCTCTTCCTGAAAAGAATAGGGTATATTTATACTCTCTATTAATAACCAATTCCATCACCTGTTTTACATCACGCCACGCTAAATCTAAGTCATCCTTATGTGCATCGAAATCTAAGAAAACTCTATCTATAATAACAGAAGACTCTACCTTTGCTTTCTCCGAAAAATGCTCAAAGTCGTAGACTGTGGTATAAACATTTGTGCGATTGTTTTGAGCATTAACAAAGTTAGCATATTCATTCCTCGCTAAGACTACTTTTCTTTTCATCTGCGGGGCGTTCCTTATGTGACTCCCCGCCCATACTTCTCTCGGATATTTCATTGTTATTACCTCCAAAACTAATTGTTGCTCCTTGTAATAGTTCTCTAATTGTTTGGGCTACTTCGCCCGATAAAACAGTCATTGCTGTTTTCTTAAGTAGGTCTTCAAAGTGCATTCCTACATAGTCTTCCTTTATTCTCAAATCGTAAACTAATTTATATCTCTCTACTAAAGACATTTCGCTATAAATATCTACTGATAATTTATCAACGGTTTCTGCTAAATTAGATATTTCTGAGAATGTCCAATTCTTTGACAGAACTTTTTTCTTGATTAAGTCTTTCATTAATTCACAACCATGTATCTTCTTGTGCAGAAGGACAGATACCGAAGAAAGAACAGTGAGAACAGGTCTTATAATAAAATTTAGCCTTGAAATGCTTCTCTTCGTAAGATTTAATCAGTTTAGCAATATTTAATTTAACTGAACTCATTGAGCGTGACTTAACTTTCTCTACTGTAACATGATTTGCGGCAGGATAATACCATCCCCAGTGAGTAACCTTCATGTCTTTGTTTAAACCGTGTTTAGCAAGGACTTCTTCTGTGCAGTTTTCAATCATTAACTGATAAAAAGCCATTTCTTGTCGCATAGAAGTAGATTTATAGTCTTTCCATCCTCCTGTCTTATATTCAAAGGGGATTAGATTACCGTCCTCAATAAATATACGGTCAATAATACCTTGAAGTCTCACTGTATAAGGTCGATTAAGAGTGAACTCTTCATAATTATTCCATGCTCCGCCCTTGTATGGGCCAACAGGAACAACAATCTCGCTATCAAATAAACCTTCATTCACAATAGGCAGGTACTCATCTATTTTATCTTCTGTTCTAGCCTCAATATATCGCTGTGCTTCAAAAGAAGCAACAGTTAATGAAATATCAAAATAATCATCAACAGGCATTAAACTAGTACAGTATTCCAATACTTCGCTGTTATTCATCCCTTCTGCTTTCTTTAAATCAAATTCATTAAAGAAATCTTCTCGGTAATTGTGAAGAATCGTTCCTTTCCGCATGGCTTCTGTTTGGTCTTGAGATAGCCTTTGGATATAACTAAATGTGTATTTTGTTGGACACCAATTAAAAGAACCCAATGAAGATTTACTAATCTTCAAAATAGGTTTTGATGGGTCGTCAAAGTTTTCCCAATTCCAGTCATAGGTAAAATCTTGCATTGACTTTATTCGTGCTTCATAATTTTTATTAATTTCTTCTTCCATGTGTTTCACCACCATTCTTCAAGGCTTGTCTGTATTGCGCCCGTTCTAATGGACGATATATCCCACCCCATAGCCTTGAAAATAGGGTCGGCCTTCTTGATTACCACTTGCGAATAATGCTCCCAATCGGGACTACAACCTTCAAAATCCTCGTAGGTTGTGCCTGATAAGTATTCGACATTTCGCTGTTCTTGTGTTAAAGGGTGCGTAAATGTATCATTTACTCTTATTACTTTCATAAATAGATAAGAGTCATCAAAATTTGCGTCCTTTTTCTCCCAAGCATATAATATACCTGTAATTCCCGAACCTATGGATGGCTTCTTTCCATCTAAGGTAGTAAATCTTTTTGTTTCTGTTGCACATTTTTCACAAACGCCATGAGGTAACTTAATACAATCTCGTAAATTATATTTAGCATTACATTCGGGGCATTTTACTGTAAATCGGTTTTGTCTTAACCTACTTCTTTTAATAACAGAAGAAATAGGGGTTTTCCCAGTAATAACAGACTGGTGTTTATCATATAGATAACTCACTATTTCTGCTTGTGTTTTTTGACCTACCCACATTTTTAATGTATCAAGTTGAACTTCTTTTGCTAATTTAGTCTCACTTACTCTTTTTGCAGTAAAGCCAGTCATAGTGAACTTTGGCTCATCAAGCCAATGCCCATCTTCCCAAGATACTAAACCAGCATTTCTATTCGCAGTAATACCCACACCAAGAGAAGAAAAATACTTTTCAAACTCTAAGGAAACGGGATGTTCTTCTAATCCCATCACATTAGGAAATGCTTCTCTTACATGGGCCTCAATCTCCTTGATAGATTCTTGGGCCTGTTCTACTGAATCAATTTGAACATAAATTGAATCAGTGTGTCCATATACTACTTCCATATAATCACTTTAACCATGTAAAGAGCATACCGACTGGTTGATTAGCAGCCTTTGCGACTTCTTCTTGTAGTTCACGAATGCACCTTATAACTGAATCGTTTTTGTTATTTTGATGCACTTGGTAATCAAGGTCTTTTTCAAGACCTGCTACTCTCTTCTTCAAATTTCTAATTTCTGTTTTTAATTCATCTAATTCTTGTTTCATATTACCACCGCAATTATTGTTATAATGGTTGCTATGTTCACGATATTTACCATCATCAATATCTTATTTGACCTTGCTATCATAGCCAGCAATTCTTCTAATAACTCATTTGTTCTGTCCATCATCACGATTAACACCCTGCTCCACTTCTAAAATGATAGCATGACGCTTCAAGTTATTCATCATTTGAAATACTTCTTTTATTTCTTGCATAGTAATATCCCATGTTTCTTCTGTATCATACGATACTTTGACTGTTACTATCTTGGTTCTCATTTCTTCACCTCGTATGTTCCTTCTTTTACTTTAATTACATTGTCTAATCTAGACAGATACCAGCCAATTGCTGTAACACTCCCAATACTATTAGAAGTGCCTCTAGAATCCACAATATCTCCCATTATTGTATGAGAGGTAAATGTTCCTTTGTTGGTTCTTTTTGCGACGGCTTCTCTTACCCATCTCTTAAAATGACTATTCATTCTTCTTCACCACACTTTCTTTGTTCTAGTAAATCGAGAAAGGCTTCTTTCTCACATAATTTACAATGGTATCTGCTTTCAAATTCGGGCCTGTGCATCATTGGTTTTATACATTTCATACTTCCATCTCCTTTGCTTTGAATGCTGCTAATCTAATTGCTTCTCTTGCACTTGCTGTAATGCTTGCGGCTAAATCTACATCAGCCCAACCAAACCCTTGAAAGGCTACAATTCCATAAAATGAAGCCATAAGGCGTTTTACCGCCATTTGATTGTTATACCACTTAGCGTATTCTCCGTTATCCGATTCTCTAGCCTCTCGCATAAGTCGCTTATAATCATTTCTTAAATCCTTCAATTCAAGAACTGCTCTCGGCAACAATCCGAGTTCGTCTGTTTTATAGTAAAGCATGTGTTCTCTCGTAACGGGACTAAAATCTCTTGGAGTTAAGATATTAACTCCGAACTCCGTTGGTTCTTTTGATTTAGTTTCAAAAGAAATATTTCGTGCAATCATCATACTAGGATATAGGCCAGCAAAATCAAATGCGGCTACATTAAGATGTAATCCATTTGTATTCTCGCTACTAGGGTCATAAATCATAGCACCTTCATAAGTCTGCCTTTTATCTACTTTTTCTCCTGTTGGTGCTTTCCACCAAGCATTTCTCATAAAGTAAATAGAACCCATATGGGAAGCATAAAAACAAGCATCGAAGGGTGCTTTGAGTAGTCTTTGAAGTGAAAGGATTGCTTCACTACAATAGTTCTTTTCGTCAATCTCTAGCATTAACTCAACATCAACCAAAGCATATTTTAAATATGTTTCAGTATCTTCGAGCCATGCTCTACGATAAAACTCATTGGGGTCAGGAAACCTTTCCGACACCAATTTCTTTCTACCTAAAACTTCTTGTGAAATGTAGTCTAATGACATTGAAGGCAGTGTTCCTCTTTGAGAGTCATTCCACTGTCTTTCAAACGCTAAGTCTAGAGATAGAGTTATCCTACCGTTGATAGGTTGTTCAATCGGGCTAAAACCTTTTTCGCCATATGCAAAAGAAAAGCCCTCCTTGTTCTTTTTGATTCCTTTAATGTGGCCCGTTGGCGACATAATAAGAGGATTCAACCCAACAGCACACACTCTTTCTAATAACTTAGGAATATCTGCAAAGTGTCCAAACCATGCGATAAGCATATCTGGGTCTTTTACAATCATAGTTCGCATAAAAGACTCAAGCATTTCTTTTTCATTATCAAAAAACAAATACTCTTCTCCTTCATAATTAGGAAACCAAGCCCACTGATAATACTTTTTATCGTAGTTATCATACACAACAATTACTGTAATCTTATCATGGTGTTCTCCACCTTGCGCCCATTCCATATCCCAATACCATTTACGCATATCATATTCAGGCATTTCGTCAAGTTCATCTATACAGTATCTAAAGTGATGGGGAACATCTGCTTCGTATGTTCTTCCAAACATATTTTTAGCCTTAGAAACATCAAATGAGTTCTCCACTACTACCTTTTTAAGTGGCTGTTTATCAATATTAACCCACTCGCCACGAATATACTCGAAGTCCCTAGTAAGATACTTAGACGCTTTATATTGCGTTGGCTCAGGCGCATCTTCTTTAACATAAAAATAAGGCCGAAAATCCTCCAATGCGTATTTCTTTTCACCGTTCTCTCTCCATGATTTATAGATGGTTTTACCGTCGCTACATTTACTTATTATCATTTATATTCACCCGCTTATATGTGGTGCTTTTAGTAGCATCCTATCATTAGATACTAATAAAAGTGGATGGTCGTCTTTCATATAGACATTAACCATTTGGTCGCTCTTAAAGAAAGCATACACCGGACTACTGAACTCAACAGTAGCAGGTTCTCCTAATGGGAAAACAGGTGTAATAACTTCTTCATATTTGTTTGTTGCATCTTGTCTTGTAGATACAGTTAAGACATTTTCATTGAAATCTAATTTATAGACTCCGCTTTTAACTAATTCGCAGTTCTTTATTGTTTCTTTGAATTGAGGTTGAGTTAATACAAAAGCCCCTTCAAACTTAGATTTACCAAAATTAAATAAAGTTTGAGGTTGAACCTCATAGCGTATATGATTTAACATATTCTTTAATCTACTAATAGCGTCTGCATTAGGGTGCAACACTACTAAAGGAATAGACGCAGTTCTATTTGTTCCATGAGGTTCTGTTGTAATTGTAATAAAATCACCCACATTAAAATCAACTACTCCACCAAAAGACTTTAGATAAGGAATAACTTTCATGCTATCAACGCACACATCACCATCTACACTTTCTCCTTCTAATTGAATATCAATTTTTACACAAAAAGAAGGGCTACCGTTCCAAACACTTAGAACGCCGTCTTTAACATAAAGACAGGCGTATGTGCCTAAATTGGTGTTTCCAAAACCACCATTAGTAGTTCCTTTTCCCTTAACCATAACGCTCTCTAATGCTTCTCTTAAGTCGCTTGAATCTACTTCAAACTTCAAATCAAACCCTCACGCAATTCAGGAATACCGTTCCAAGAAACCTTACCTGCACCAACAGTTAATGATTCCCAAGACTTACCTACAAGTTCTGTATTGGTTTTACTGCTTAACAGTTCAGCCTTATACACAACATCATTCTTCTTGCGTGTTCTTCGGGTTGTAATAATTTGATGAAGATAATCTCCCCAGTTATGCCAGTTAGGTTTAGAGCCAACTACTTCTCCAGTTGCTCCGTAATCAGCCTTTGAATGCGTAATATAGATTTGGTCGCAATTTAGATTCTTGCACATCATCAAAAGAGAATAAAAAGGAGCGTTTCGCTTTCCCCATTCAAACTTCATCTTTTGTGGTTTTCCAATCTTTGAACTTCCAGTTACATGAAGTGTGCAACAATCTAGCCACTTATCAATTCCATCAAATACAAACAAAACATTTTCGCCTTGCTTAATCTTTTCTTTAACAAAGAGAACAAAGTCTTCGGAGTTTGCTTCGGACTTTTGAATATCTAATTCACCGTTATCATTTCTTACTTCAGGATTCCATAGTGTAATTCTATCGGAACATTCATGGTTTTGTCGCCATGTTGGTTCGCATCCATCATCCCAGTCTAAAACATAGATTTGCTTATTAGGAAAATCTAAGGCTAATCCGCTTTTAACTGTCTTAGGTTCTCCCCAAATACCGCAGATTAATC